CTTGCCAGCTGGTACGGAATTGCTTCCCCGCAGGACACCACCCGAACCTTGAAGGGTTCGAGAATAGGTGCCCTGCGGACTTTCACTCGATCGATGTCGTGTGGGAGAGAGTCACGGAGGGATTCCCTGATTTCGTCCGGGTCCGCTGGTGTGTACAAAGGCGAAACCTTTGTGCGACAGCGGACAAATCCGGCGAGGAAGGGGAACCCTAGGCAGGAGAGAGGGTCAGGTCGCAGGATCTCGCTGAAAGCACCCCCCCGTCCACGCGAAGTTTTATACGACGCATGAATGGAAGGGAGCCGAGGCGAGTGTCCGGGTGACCAGTTCTTCTCTCTAGCCAGATGGAAAAGTTCCCTGACGGTCCTAGCCACCTCGAATTCCAGCTCTTCACGGATCTTCTCATCTTGAGAAGTTACAGGAAGATCGGGTTCGGTGGTAAGGACCTGAAGGTTCTCCTCCATGGCTCTCTCGACACGATAGGGCATAAGGGGCTCGGCCACTTCCTTTACTTTGTAAAGGGAGAGGCCAAGCGTCACATCTTGGCGGCGTCTTCGGAGCCCCAGTCGCATCCAGATCTTTCTGTGGAGGCCACCACTAAAGAGGGTTCCCTCAATGTGGTTCCAAGACAGAAAGTCAGGACGCGGCGGGGGGTTGGGCTCTTCGAGCACCTTAGCCAGAAGGTAGGCTGTCTCCCACTTCAAGTAGTCCTCCATAAGGCCAGCTAGGCCAAATGAGAATAGCTTGAAGAGGAGAGAGTCATGTTCCTTCCGGGAAAAGGTGAAACCGAAGAGACCAAGACACTCCATGTAGCCAAGAGTCATAACAACAGCCCGATCGAACGAGTTTAGGAAGTGTTTTGTCAGGATATCCGTGGGCGGCAGGACCACCTTACGGCGGTCCTTTTTGTCGTTTCCGTTAAGATCAGTCCGGGCCGCCTCCATGGTTTCATGGAGGCGACGAAGCAACTGTGTTGGGCCCCTGTACTCTAGACCGAAGAATTCGGAGAGGAGTTCAGGAAGCCATTCAGCACGATCGCTTCGTGGGAGCTTTAGGGACTGGGCCACAAATCCAGCCAGGGTAGAGATGTCCAATCTTAACCCTATGCGTTCTTGGGAGAATAACTCCT